GCATAGATATCAAGGAACACGATCTCTTATCAGGCAGATACGACTTTGCCCAAATAGAAATATTCACAGTTAATTGTGCTGATCTTTCTCACAAAGTTATACAGCGGCGTGGATGGCTTGGTGAAGTTACCGTGCAGCAAGATGGTAAATTTTTGGCAGAAGTCAGAGGTTTGGCCCAGAAACTACAATGTAACATCGGGGAGTTCTACAGTTCATCATGCCGTGCCGCATTTGGTGACAGTAGATGCAAAGTGGCTCTTGGTGAATATACTCACGCTGGAGTCGTAGAGCGCGTAGATGAAGCCACAGATCAGCAAAGCTTTGTGGCTCAGAAGATGGACAAACCAGATGGCTATTTTGCGTTGGGTGAGATCACTTGGCTCACTGGGAAAAACAAAGGCTTGAGCATGGAGATAAAGGAGTTTATCGGCTCGCAGTTCATCTTGGCACTTGGCATGCCCCATGCGATCGATAAGGGCGATACTTTTACTGCAGTTGCCGGATGCGATAAGGTGTTCACGACCTGCTGCAGTAAGTTTGGGAACGCCATCAATTTTAGGGGGGAGCCGCATGTACCTGGAAGTGATAAAATGCTTGAGGCACCTGGTTCTTAAGACACTGTAACATAGGTTTTTATAATTTAACTGCTCAGATCTCTGTAAAAGTTTTCATGCGAGCCAATAGCAAGAAGTGTAATAGCGGATGGCTTAGGTTCGTGTAGGTAAGCGATCAGAGTTAATTGATTTATTATTTTCAGTTTATACACTCTAATTCCAGCGAGGTCTCCTTTTTTCAGTTCTCCTATTTTAGGATCTGCCAAGATTTGCTTTATGGCTTGATCAAGCTGTTTCTTTTGATTCTTATGGAGTTTTTTAATCGCGTTTTTGAAAGTTCTTGTTTGATTTAGAACTTTAATCAAAGTCATATTTGGAAATATCTTTGCCATCTACATCTTCAAGGGATAGTAGGATCTGCTTGATAAAGGCGTAATTAAGATCGGGATTGTCCTGAGCGATTTTCCCGATACGCGACCAATGCTCAATTTGTTTAGGCACTGACCTATTTTCTACTTTTGCGTATCTCTGTGCATCGTTAAATATGCTAACTGATAGTCTGATAGCACGAGCCATGTCATTGTCCTATGAAGTTATGTTTAAGCACATTATATAGCTTTTTGACTCATTCTGCAACAAGCACTTTGTACATGTCTCAAGATATCGTCCGTCAGGCAAGTCAAGATATCGTCCGTCAAGCTCGAACCTGGCTTGGCACACCCTTTCAGCACCAAGCAAGAATAAAAAATCTTGGCTGTGACTGTCTAGGCTTGATCATAGGCGTCGTTCAAGAGCTTGGCTTGCTCGACAAACACGGCAAGCTGCTTGCATCATACGATGAAACCACCTACCCAAAGCAACCAAGCGGCACTCGCCTAACTGCGAAGCTGTGCTCCATACTTGAGGAAGTGCCTATTGATAAAGCAGGCCCTGGGCATTTGGCTTTGTTGACTATAGCAGATAATCCACAGCATCTTGCTATTCTCACCGACTACGAACACAGTGGCATACTGGGTCTAATCCACTGTGATACACGATCAAAGTGCGTCGTGGAACATGTACTAGACCAGCACTGGCACTCCAAGTTGCATAAAACATTTAGATTTTAGATTCACATGGCAGCAGTAGGACTCTTTGTATTTAAAGCTGTAGCTCTTACCGTTGCAGCTGGTACTTTACGTGCAATAGCAACGCCGCATGATCCTGAGCCCACTGCTATACCTGACGTACATCGCAATCAAGAAGGGCGTCGTCTAGCTTCATCTGATCTCAAAGTACAGTACTCCAGCTATGGTAGGGTGATTCCCCTGATATATGGTACTGTGCGCTTAGCTGGGAACGTCATTTGGTCTCGTCCTATCCTAGAGACTCAAGTGGATAGTACAACTGTCAATCTAGGCCAGACATATAGAACAGCAACGGTGCATACTCACCATAAAAACTACACATACACAGCAACTCTTGCTATAGCCTTGTGTAAGGGGCCAATTACTGGGGTATCACGCATATGGGCTGAGTCAAAGCAGATTGATTTGTCAAAGCTCAACTACACACTTTATTCGGGCGACGAGACTCAGCTACCTGACACAACGATTGTTTCTTTTGAAGGCCAAGACAAAACGCCAGCCTACAGGGGCATTGCATATGTAGTCATCAGGGATTTTCCTTTGGAGGACTACGGCAACAGAATTCCTAGTTTTACATTTGAGGTAACTAGATTGCCGCGCAGTACAATCCTTGCAACTGACTTTACGCCTTGGCTAGAAGATAAAATCAAAGGCGTAGCATTTGGTCAAGGTGTTGGGGAATATCTGTACGACACTGTTGTTCAAGAAAAAGCTACTGGAACATTTAGCAACAACCAATTTATTCAACAAGGCACAGCGCAGAAGATCAATCAGAATAACTTAAGCAACAAAGCTGACTCTCTAGTTGCTCTAGACGATATGAAGACAACTCTACCTAACGTTGAGTACGTGGTCTTGCCGGTTTATTGGGTTTTAAACACAAAGGATGGAACAATAAAACCTGCTGTGAATTTTAATGAGCAAAACACACGCGTTAGCCCAGATGAATGGAGGGTTGGAGACTATACACGAGCTAATGCTTACTTGCTGCATAAAGGTTTTAGTACCCCTACTGACTTGAGTGTCTTGCGTGTAGCTCAAGAGCTAAAACAACGTGGCTACAAGGTGATGCTATGCCCTAAGCTTTTGCAGTATGATTCTGATAAAAATCTCCTTCTGAATGAGGTTGAAACATTTCTTTTTTCTATAAATAGCTATAACTCCTTCATTACACACTATGCCACGTTACAGAGGGGCAACACCGCTCTTCGTGATTACGTTGATGCCTTTGTAATTGGTAGTGGTAAGACTATGAGCATGGTTGCAAGCCAGAATGATGCTACAACTTTTATACCAGGTTTAAAAAGCCTTGCTGCTGGCGTTAAAGCATCTCTGCCCCATGCGAAGATAATATTTTCTGCTTTTGGCAAATGGTATCATTCTATAAACAAATGGTATCGCATGGATGAGCTCTGGCCTGACCCAAATATAGACATAGTAGGAATTGAAGGCTACTTTCCGTTGACATCTACAGGTACAACTTACAATCAGATACGTGATGGCTGGCAAAGTGGCGAAGGCTGGAGTTACGAATACACAACAGATGGTCGTCAGATTGCTCTTCCAAAAACATTTGCTTGGAAGAATATCAAACATTGGTGGAGCAGTTTCCATATTAATCCAGACAAGACGAGAACCGCTTGGCAGCCACGAATGAAGCCAATCTGGATTACTGAGCTTGGATTTGGTTCAGTGAATGGCTGTGGCAATGATCCAGCGATATTTAGCATTCCATACAACACAGCTTATCCAAAAGGCTCAAAGGGCAGAACTGATCTTGCATCTCAACGCACAGCACTTGAGGCGTCAATTGATTACTTGAGCGGCCAAGAATTTATTGAAAAGATATTTGTAAATCAGTGGGATCCGCGCCCATATCCATTTCACCCAAGCTTGGATCGCTGGTTATTACCCTCCACCTGGGACAAAGATTGCTCTCTGCAAGGCAAGCTCGGCCAAATGACTTTGAGTGGCATCGTTGAGAATCTACTGCAAGAAGTGAATTTGACTAAAGACACTTACGATACCTCAGCACTTGGAGATACAGTACGGGGCTTTATTATATCCGGCAGACAATCTGTCCGTGCGAGTTTAGAGCAACTGGCATCTGCATACTTCTTTGATGTGGTAGAGTCAAATGGAGCCTTGCAGTTTGTAAAAAGGGGAGCAGCTTCAAGTTTTACGATCGACTCTCGTCAATGCATTGTGCAAGACTCGGGTGCTAACCACAGTGATTCATTTGGCAGCAGCTTCATCATATCTCGCATGCAAGAGCTGGAGTTACCCAGAACAGTTGATGTCATATACATCAACCATGCTCAGAATTACGAGACCGGCACAGCTCAGGCGCAAAGACAGACTGTGAATGCCATAAATTCTTTAAGCATGAATCTGCCAATTGTTTTATCGCAGCAAGAAGCACAGCACATAGCAGACATATCGCTTTTGCAGACTTGGATCACCCGTACCCAGTATAAATTCACTCTACCGCCTAGGTACATGTTGTTAAAGCCAACTGATGTCATCACTGTTCAGAAGTATGTGCAGCATAAGTCAGAGCAGATAGAAGGCACAGCGGGTGTATTGCAGAGTCACCTTATGCGAATAGTCTCAACCAAGCTGGCAACAAATGGGGTGCAGGAGATAGTAGCCGTGGCAGAAGACATCTCATCATACGAATATCATGCTGAGAGACAGTTCACACTGCGGTCGTTTACCATACCACACCCGTTGCCCAAAACAGAATTGATATTGCTTGATCTACCAGCTCTTACAACAGATACCTCAGCTGCTCACATAAGCTATGCTGTTGTTGCTGCAACAGAAGGCTGGCGTGGTGCTGCTTTGTATGCTGCGAATGATGGTGACGACGACTGGGAATATCAAGGCCATCAAGCTCAGCTAGAGAAGCAAGCAACTATTGGAACAGTGGTTAATTTCAAGACACACGGCGCGTCAGCCTACACGTGGGACAAACACAGTACGATAGACGTGGTGTTGATTCATGGTGAGCTCTCCAGCGTTACTGAATCAAAGGTACTTGCCGGTGCGAATCTCTGCTGCGTTGGTGATGAGCTTCTGCAGTTTCAGTACGCGACTTTCCTAGACAAGCACAAGTACCGGCTGCACAAGCTATTGCGTGGCAGAAAAGGTACCGAAGGTTCAATTCACACTCACAAGCCAAACGAGCGTTTTGTGCTGATCAACGATGCCATATTAAGGCAACCAGTGCCCGCATCTTCGTGGGGGGTTAATCGGCAGTATAAAGCTGTGACTTATGGGGATCATTTAACTAACACAGCAGCTGTGGAGTTCACCTACAATGCGACTGCCCTGAAGCCATATGCGCCATGCCATATCAGAGCAGTGAGACACAGAAGCGGAGATATTACCATCAGCTGGAAACGCAGAACACGTATCAACGGTGATTGGCTCAATCATGTAGATGCTCCGCTGGTCGAAGAGTCAGAGCGGTATGAGGTGGAAGTCATTAGGGAAGACGGTGCGGCTAAGCGCACCATAACGTCACTCAAATCACCTGTAGCCGTTTATTCAGCAGCTGAGCAAATAGAAGACTTTGGAGCATTGCAGACAAGTATTTCTGTGGGAGTTTTTCAGCTTTCTGCTTTGGTTGGTCGAGGCCGGGCAGGTAACGCTATAGTTTAATCAAGAAACGACAAGCCACGATATGCCAAATACAACACTGCCAAATACCACACTCAAGCTACCAGGCTCACAAGCACCAAGAGCGGCAATAACCTCAAATGCAACCGCGAGAATGAAGCTGCCATATCTGGTAGCGTCCCAAGCACAGAAGGAGGTCACCCACAATGAGGCACTTGAGATAATAGACGTTCTGCTACATGCATTTGCACTTGCTATAGAAAATACGCCACCTGATGTTCCAGAAAAGAATGACTGCTACATAATCGGCACTGAGCCACAGGGTGAATGGGAAAATTATTCAAATGCGCTTGCTTATTATACGACTGGCTGGAATTTTATTGAGGCCACAGAAGGCATGACGGTGTGGGTACGTAGCACCCGCTGTCACTACACCTACGATGGTACAAGTTGGAATAGAAGCTTTAGTGGTGTCTGCGAGAAATGCACAAATTCACCTGACGTAGAGTTACCTGTAGCAATATCACTACCCGTGGCCATAGTACCGAAAGAGACATGCCCAGCAGAAGATGTAGTGCAAGCTGTTACTGATCCAAATGAAAGTGAAGAATTATGATAACTATCTTAGCGAGTCTGCTTGGCTTTATCAGCTCCATGTTTCCAAGCTTTGTAAAGCTCTGGCAGGACAAGGAAGACAAAAAGCACGAGCTTTCTATACTGGAACTGCAGATTGAGGCGGATAAACATAAGATTCGATCAAAGCTGGAGGCAATCAACGCCTACCATGACATTGAAGCAAGCAAAGCATTATACAAGACGTACCACACCGGCGTGTCGTGGGTAGACGCTTTTAACGGGACGGTTCGGCCCGTGGTCGCATATGGATTTTTCTTTTTGTACGCATCAGTGAAGTGCATGACTACATTCTCATGGGCAGAAGAAGATCAGGCCATATTTGCGAGCGTTATCAGTTTCTATTTTGGGCAAAGAGGCTTGTACAAAAATGGCAATGGTAACGGCGTCAATGGTAACGGGCACAACGGCAAATAAGGTGCTCACTCAATTCGTGCTTACCATCTTTTTTAGGGAGCTTCTTATTCGCTTAATAACCCATGGATGAGCTTTATCAAACAGTGGGCGTTTTGTAAGCTCGCTACTTCGGGATAGTGCAATTGTTCTAGCTACCGTACTCTTTGACGTACTAGTTGTGGCTGCTATTTCTTTGTAACTCATTCCTCGCATCCACAGGCGAATTATTTTCTTATGAGTTGAATCTGTAATTTTCTGAAGCATAACCCTGAGTTAAATTTTCCATATCTTAGCATTGGCCGTTTACATACTCGCATTGCATACGTTCTATTGCTGCCCGACATTTTTTTTGTGCTGTGCAATCGCATGTTCCACATCGGATACTGTGGATCCACTTACACTTGCTATTTCTTCAGCATTAAAGCCATGTATCCATAACCGGACGATTCTCTCATTCATTGGAGCACTACGTGTCTTTGGCATTGCATTGCGTAATTTAGTCTTAACATCATCGGTACAGTAACCATTATTTTTCATGAGGTCAATCACAGAAAGGGGTCTACAACTCATCAAGCAGCATGAAGGATGTTACCTAACCCCGTACCTCTGCCCTGCTGGATACCCAACGATCGGATATGGCCACCTAATAGCAAAGGAAGAAAGAGCCGTTTTCAGCAAAGGAATTGATGAGCAAACAGCACTTAAGCTTTTAGCGCAGGATGTGAGAAGGGCCGAGCTTGCAGTAGTTGCCATGATTCGTGTTGCGCTTACAGATAATCAATTTTCTAGCCTTGTCAGCTTTACATTCAATCTTGGGTCAGGGGCCCTTCAGAGATCTACTCTACGCTGTGTAGTAAATCGAGAAGAGCATGAAGCTGTCCCAACTGAGCTAATGCGATGGGTCTATGCAGGTGGAATCAGGCTCAAAGGATTGATCGCAAGACGTGCGGCTGAAGCGCAACTCTATGTGCAATGACCAATTACAAGATTTTTAACCTACCCAACAAAACCATGACTGACAGAGAAAGAAAAGATACGGCAATTGATATAGCTACCATAGAAGAATTTGCACGTATGGCCCAAGAGGTGCAAATGAAAGAAGAGGCAGCAGTACGAGGCATCGCTCAAGCTAAGGTAAGTGCAGAGCTTTTGCTTGAAATTGAGTCA